TGATAGATTGTTGACTAATTGTGAGTAGATCCCCTCTTCCCCTCTTCCCACACGCCCTAGAGAAGAAAAGACTTGACAAATCAGCACCGAGAGAGTACATTTACCTACAGACACTTGAACCGCCCGATTTTGGGCACGTAATAAGGAACAAAGCATGGGCAACGAATTTGAAACAAACAAGGCTGCAATCATTGCAACAATCGAAGGGCTGAAGATCCCTAAGTCAGTAAAGACGGAGGCTGTGGGCTACCTATCCAGCTTGAAAGAGGGTGGAGATGTTACCCTGAAGCGACCTGAGATTTCCTCTATATGTTTCTGGTCTACAACCCCCCAGGGATCTCATTTTTGGGGCCGTTTATCTGACGTCTCTGAAGAGGGTATGGATTGGAACGAAGAATGGGGGTCACTAGACGAGGGTAAGCAGGCGGTAACTCCTATTCCTTTAACTGAGGGGTTCTACTGTAAAGAGGGTAAGGAGATGTGGGTAAGTGACTCATCCGAAGACGACTGGTTTAAAACTATGGTATTTGGCTTTATACCTAATCGGGACACGATTTACAATGTCTTGGGTGTTGGGGATAACTACAAGTACTGCGCTGAGATTGCCCCTGAACCCCCTACCAAAGAAGAGATCGTCGAGAGTCTGAAAGGAATAGCAATCCTAGTCGACACGGATGGGCAGTGGAAGCATGTGTCTGAGTATTTTGACATGCCTTGGAGCGTTTACCCCGACCGCAATAACTACACATCTATCCACCACCGAGGCGGTCAACTATGGAGAAACATGGTGTCTGAGTGTGAGATCACCTACGCCGAATTCTGCGCCAAAACAGGCGAAACTGCCGTGGTTGAACTGCCTAAGCCTCTTTGGGGTGTTGAGGAGTGCCAGTCATATCTCTCTTCGGGGAAACCTTTCATGATAGGATTGGCTGAGAAATACAATTTAAATATCACGGTTATTGAAGGTAACATAACCCTGGACGGGTCAAGACTCGAGGATTTTAAGGTACTGAACAGCAAAGGCGAACAAGTAGAGCCACGGGGAGAGCTTTCATGAAACACCTACTAACAGAAGGCGAATACAACACCCTCGAAAGGAGGGTTACTCAAGCCGAGGAAGTCCGAGACCTTGCGACTAAGGAACTGGAGGAGTGGAAGGATGAGAACGTATTTAAGGGGACTATCACCGAAATCACCAACAGTCCAGGGTGCTACAGTGCCTTCGGCTCATACCCTCCTACAGCTAGTGACCAACCCGTAGCCCACTACGCGCACCTTAAGTCCTTTGAGACGGCAATTAGTGGCATCACTAAGGCTTCCGATGAGAAGACTACCGATTTGCTCAATGAGGGAACTAAGTGGAGACATGAAAACCGGGACCTGAAATCTAAGATCGCCCTCCTAGACGAAGTAGGCGGTACTTGGAAGAAACGAGCCATGTTCCTCGGTTGCACTTCTGCTGCTCTAGCCTTTAGTCTCATCTTTGTTGCAGTGGGGGCTTGTTGATGCCTATTCGTGAGTTATCATCTGTACCCGAAGGCTTCATAGGCAAGACCCAGTGGGCCGAGAAAGCCGGAGTATCCAAGACGATCATCACCACCATTTGGAAGGACTTCAACCCTGACTTAGTCTGCTGGGTTAAGAAGGGGAATATGTCCCCTGCTATTTATATCAACTGGGAAGGCACTGGACCTAACTATCTGCTGAATCGCCCCGTCGAAAAATGGCCTGAGTGGTTCCGAAAATCCCGAGGAGTTGAAATCGAGCAATCTGTTCTCGAATCTCTCCCAGGTGATTTGACTCCAGAAGATGACGGGGTTACAAATAAGGCCACTGAGGAAGTCAAGAAACTGGTCATGGCTAATGAAATGTCCCGTCTTGTTCTACAGAAAGCTAAGAATGAAGTAGTGGTAATTGATGCTGCAGTTGATGTCTTGATTGACATAGCCGGTAAAATGAGCCAGACCTTCCTTTCTATGATTCCAAGACTTGCGCCAAAATTAGCTGCAATGAGAGACGATCATGCTGTTTCTCAATTACTCACTAAAGAATTCAATAAGGGGTTAGAACTACTGGCAGAAATAAATGAGTATGTGGAGTCGATTAAACCCCCTGACATGGAACCCGACGCCACCTCAAATGCTGACCCAGAGGAGCAGAAAAAAGCCTAATCTAGTTTAACTTAACTTTTTTACTTTTTAAAAGTGACTTAGACCCCCTGACGTAGATTTGTTTTTAAATAAATATAGGGTTTTTAAAGAAATTAAGCATGTCAGGGGGTTAAACGGCTTTTTAAAAATAATTAAAAAATTTCTACTAAATTAGTAGGAATTAGTTATATTGAACTTAGAACAAGAATATAAAGGAGAAATAAGAATGAAAACAACAGCAGATGAAAAATTAGACGAGGCGGTAGAATCCCTCAAAAAAGCGAAGGTTGCTTTAGGTGCAGTAATTTCTGGAGACTTATGGGGCTGTGATGAATTCTCTGGAGAAAGCCTAGCTAGTTTTGAAGAAGCCTTTTGTGAAATATCTAATGGATTAAGGAGGTTGACATGAAATACGCAGAAGGCACACTAATCAGAGCCGATGGGATTGTTTTCCCTATTGAGCACAGTAAGCTAGTAAACGGACATTACTTCGTAGACATGCGCAGCCTAGAGTACGAAAGGAACTATCACGTAACCGAGGACTTCATAACTGAATATCTCTGGGCAAAAACGCAGATCGGGAAAGCGCAGATTAATGGTTACCCTGTGGTAGCATATAGTATTCTATCGAACGGGGATGTGCAACTACATACAAAGGCTGAAGCTATAATCGACAGAGATGTTTATCCAATAGGGCCTGTAGCAAAGCAAACACACGACGAAGACGGCTTTATCGAACAAAAGGCTTTCGACGAATGGGTGGAGAAAGAGATACCTGAACCAGAGTACATAGCAGTGTGGGGTGGGTGGTACGGTGAGAGAGGAGAATCCCTTGACTGCAGGGTGTTCGATCTCCCGACACACTCGCGTAAACCTAAGATGTTCGTCCTAAGCACACCACTCCAAGCTAGTAGTTTCGCGGACGAGTTTATTACTCCAAGATTCGTAAACAATTACGATCTTCCAATATATGACGCAACCCCTTGGCTGAGTCCTAGATTCGGCTCAAACCTGTGGGACATGACATCCAGAAAAGTGCCACCTCTAGACGGGATGGACATTAATTTCACTGTAGATCCGATTAACCGTGAGTACGATTTACTAGTCACGGAGCCTTCGGAGCCTGGCGTCAAGATAACCGTCGAGATTGACGAGAAAGCCTGTGATCTATCAAGAAACCTAATCCGTAAAGGGTGTCAATTAGGGTGGACTTCAACTACCTGCAACATCATACACGGAATGATCAAGGAAGCAGCAGAGAGGGAATCAGAACTACAAGCCATGCAGTCAGTAGTCGTCCCTGAAATCGACATAGATCTGGAAGAGTGGTCCAGAGCTGCGAGAGAGTCGTGCGGCTTCATTAAGTTGGAAGTTCCTGAGACACCAAGTGAAACACCAACAGAGAAAGTGGACCGCTTACTTGGGGAACTAAACGAAGCCCTCAAAGCTAAGAACGCTCCTGCCCTCGGGGTGACTGTTAAGTCGGCACCCTACATGACTTAACCGGCGGCTATTTGGCTATATTACCCTCAAAGGAATAACGATTTGAGGATATTATGGCTAAACGAGGCAAACGAGAGAAGATTAAGACTGGGCATTTACAGGATGTTCCAGTCTTTTCTACTTTAGACAAACAAAACGAACTGCTTAATGCGTTTAAAGACGCAATCAGACCCCTAGACCAATTGGATCTAGACGAATGGTCGGATGAATTCCGCAATCTACCCCGGGAAACCTCCTCAGAGTACGGTAGATGGTATACTTCTAGGTTCCCCTTCCTCAAGCGACTAATGAAATGCCTAAGCCCTTCCAGTAAGGCTGAAGAGGTTGTAGCCATTAAAGGCTGTCAGCTAGGGTTTACCGAAGTCTGCATCAACTGGATCATGTACATCGCTGATAGATGCCCTGCTCCTACCATGTACGTGCAGAAGACCTGTGATGCCGGTGAAGAGTTCGGTACTCAAAAACTAACCCCCAATATTGAAATTTGTGAGCAGATTCATGACAAGATGGGCGATGGTAAACCTGCCCACCTAGTTAACTCCTCAAAAGAGAAAGGCTTCCCAGGTGGATTCCTAGTTCTAGGTGGTGCCAATTCTGGAGCATTCCTACGATCAAAGTCCCTAGCCAATGCTATGGCGGATGAAGAAGACTCTTTCAAAGCCTCTATTGATGGTGAAGGTTCCCCAATCGGTATGATCCGAATGAGGCAGAATAACTTCCCTATGAGCAAACTGTTCCGCCTATCCACGCCTAAGTACACCGAGACCTCTACAATCGTTGGAGGCTATCAGGAAGGCTCTATGGAGCAGTACTACGTTCCTTGCCCTCATTGCAACCCAACTGCAGACAGATACGGTACTCGCTTTGTTATCGAATGGGATAATATTGAATTTACCAAAGAACGCAATCACGCGGGTAAGCCCGTTAAGGTTCATCTGAACTGTAAGACCTGTGGTAGTGAGATCAATGAGGGTGAATCTAAAGACTTTATGCTTGAGAATGGCATTTGGATGAGCCGTAAAGACCCTGAGGGTACTGAAACACTAGTCGAACCTTATGAAGTGGGTGACGTTGGGCTTCCTTCCTTCCAAATATCGTCTCTCTATTCCCCTCTAGGATTCAAATCCTGGGCAGATTGTGTTCAAGACTTCTGGAGATACAAGGATACGGGCGATAAGGCTCTGCTGCAAACATTTATCAATCAGATTCTTGGTGAGACTTATGACGCCGCAGGTCAGGACATTGACTACAACTGGCTAATGAGCCGTAAAGAAGATTACGGAGCTATGGTTCCCGAGGAAGTCTTGTGCCTTACAGCCGGAGTGGATGTGCAAGCAGATAGGCTTGAAATGGAGATTTTAGGGCATGCTATGGATGGAGAGACATATTCGATTGATTACGTAACCCTATGGGGCAATACAGCCGATGCTGGAGATAATGACGGCTTAGACCATAACGGTAGCCCGACATGCTGGAAGATGCTTGATGACTACCTACATGCTGAATATGAGAAGGCTGAGGGCGACCCGCTTAGAATCGAGTGCACGTTCATTGATGCAGGTTATGACACCAAGACAGTTCATTCATACTGCCGATTCCGTGAGAGGATTAGAGTCTACCCAACTAAAGGTATATCTGGATGGGGGCAAGGCTACATAGACCGAAACAAAAGACGAACGCCCGAGTTCCACACCTTATACCCTAAGACCTTCGTGGATGAGATGAAAAAACACACCTATGATGCCCTTCGGGTGTCTGATCCAGGGCGTGGATTCTGCCATTTCCCGAAACGAGAAACTTACGATAAGAAGTATTTTGCAGGTTTGGTTTCAGAGACATTGAAGCCGGTTATGGTTAGCGGAACTAAGGTGATGAAGTGGGAATGCCCTAATGGTGCACGTAATGAACCACTGGACATACGTAACTACGCTTATGCCGCATTCCTGTTCTACGCTCCGAACATGACAGGGCGGTCTACTATGAAGGAAGGATCGTTTAAGGATGTAAACCCGACTCAGGTAGTAAACAACCCTAGATCCATCCCCACACCACCTACGAACAAGGTTACAGGTGGCCGGAGGAAGATCCGCCAGAAGCAGAGAGGGAATAGGCAGGTTAGCGCGGGGGTTAGTTAGCCCAGCTCCCCCGTAACTTTGCAGATGTACTTATACCCCATGTCGATTCCGTGTAACTCGATAGAGCAAGGGCACGGAGCTTGAACCATTCTGTGATACAGTTTCTTAGGCTTCCCACTTAATGCATCATCCATAGTTAAATGCATGACAACAGGATCGTCCTTTTCGTAGTAGCCTGTCCCGTCACATCTTTTACACTCGGCCCTGTCCATACAGAGGCGGAAGTGAGGTCTAGTTCCAGGCTCAGGGAGTTCTGTTACTGGGTTGTCATCCTCGTCGAAGAGCCCCTCGTGGGTCATCACTATGTTCATTCTAAGCATCCATCCTTTCCCTAGTTAACTCGCTCGAATATTGAGGTGGGTTGAAGTTGGAACTAATCTGAACTTCCACCTCCTCCACTCTACGCCGCAGTTCCGATACCAGGCTCGACCCTTGGTGGTTACCCATGTGCGCTGCAGTTCTCTGAACCAAGGCCATAGCCTTACGTGCTACTCTAAGTTGAGCTATCGCCTCTATGGCCTCTCCTCGCACCCTCATGGATTCCCATTGCTTGTAGTCGATTATGTTGTTGGCTGTCATCCTAATACTCCCCCTTAACCAATCTATAACCCCAAACCGACCCAAACGCTAGATTTAACAGTACAACTACGATCCACTCAGTAGACCCATCAGTTATCATGTAAATCCCAGCCAAGCATAGGATAAGGTGCGCGATGATCAGGGCTTTAAGTTTGAATTCTGTTTGTTTGAACATCTTGTTCTCCTTTATTTTCTTAACTCAAAGATAACCCTTGTACGTGGGTTTGTCAAGCATTATTTCACATTAAGTTGACACTAGGCCATCACTAGGGTTCTAAATGGTAACTATATTATGCCAAAAGAGGAAAGAACTATGTCATGGTACACGGAAAGATTAGCCGATCTTAAGGAAGAATACGCAGCTCTACGGGCTCGTAAACTAGCAATCCTTAACGGTGCACAGGAATATACTGTTGGACCTCGTTCAAAAACCAATGCTGATTACTGGGATGTTTGTCGGTCACTCGACATGTTGAGCAAGGAAATCAGTACGATGGAACGTCGAGGTATCAGAGTACGAAAGGTGGTATTTAGATAATGGGAATATTTGATAGAGAAGTAGACCCCCTAGAAGGGATTACACCGATGAGTAGGAAGGGTGGACGTAGAGGAGTTCAAATCCGTGCGGCTGGTTACAATACTAGTAGGACTAATTCCAATACCATGAAGGGTTGGCACACTAGAGCCAACTCCGCCAATGCGGACATGTCCTACAAATTAGACACAGCCATCGCCGATTCACGCGATCTGGCCATGAACACACCTATAGCCAATGCTATCCTAGGCCGTGTATGTACTTCGGTACTTGGGCCAGGTTTGGTTCCTCAATCAACTCCAAACTATACTGAATTAGGTATTACTAAGAAAGAAGCTCAGGAATGGGCGAGAAATGCTGAGACGAGGTTTGACATTTGGGCTCAGAGTCCCCGATGCGACCATACGGGCATGAGAAATTTTTATGATTTACAGCTAGTGGCCTTTAAATCCGCCCTAGTTTCAGGTGACTTATTTGTTGCCTTTCCTTGGAAGAAGAAGAAGAAAGCAGGTCGATGGAACTGGAAGATGGGGGTCAAGCTTATCGAGGCCGACCTTATCCGAACACCTACCGACATGACTCAAACCAATGGACGAGATATTGTCAATGGTGTGGAATTCGTAGATGGGATGGTTGCTGCTTATTGGGTAGCTGACCGACATACAGGCACAAATATGCCTGAGGAAACATCTGCAACGGCTTACACAACCACTTTCAAACGTATGCCAGTCTATTCAACTAGTGGTCGGAAGAACATCCATCACTTACTATTGCCTGGAGGACGACCTTCCCAACGTAGAAGTATGCCATTTCTAACTCCAGTAGTTGAGATGCTTAAGACTGTAGCCAGACATACTGACGCAGAATTACAAGCAGCCGTAGTTTCCTCCATGTTCACGGTATTTGTCCGGGACAGTTCTGGGACAGGCATGGGCCTTAATGAAGACTTTTTCCCTGAAGAAGCGGATCAAGGCGGGGGCGGTACGACCGTAGACGAAGATGGTGAACAACATCAGGTAGCTAAAGAGCAGGGGTTTGGTTTGGACTTAGGTATGGGGCCAGCCAATATCATCGAATTGGATGAGAATAAGGATATTTCCGTAGCTGACGCAAGAAAGGCTAATGACATGTTCTCAGCCTTCCATAAAGCTATGGTGGTTGAGCTATGTGCGTCACTAGACCTGCCTTATGAGCAAGTAATCATGTTGTTTGACTCTTCGTACACTGCAAGTAAAGCAGCCTTACAAGAGGGTCTAAAGACTTACAAACGCTTCAGATTGTGGTTTGTTCGTAACATGGTAAGTGTTGCTTGGGAATCATTTATTGAAGAGGAAGTCATCAACGGCAGAATTAAGGCCGATGGATTCCTTGATGACGAAATTAAAAGAAAATCATGGGCTAGAGCCTATTGGGTTGGACCTGCTAATGGTCAAATTGATCCATTTAAAGAAGCCAAGGCGAGTGTAACTAAGATCCAGAATCACTTATCCAATTACTCTACTGAAATGACAGCAGATACGGGTGAGAGATGGGACTCAGCTATGAGCCAATTGGCAGATGAAAGAGAATTACTTGAGGATTTAGGTATTGCACCTGTTCCAGTAGAAGTAGACCCAGAAGAAGTTACGGGACCAACGGGGGTTGACCCTATTAAACCTGGAGGCCAGTCTTGGTCTGCTGAGGGAAAGGAGATTGACGTTGAATAAGTACAAATCAATAATGGCTATGATACTCTCAAGTGCGTGGCTTATGGAAGAAACTGCATTCACTAGGATTCTGGAGCACCTTGAAGGGTTGTCCCTAACTGCAGAAGATTACGACCTATTCCACAAAGCTCAGGCTGATTACAAAGCTGAGATCAAAGCAGATAGTGGTGAGTTCATTGAGGGACTGCACGAAACCTACGTGAGTGGGAATGTTGGCGTGATCAACATCGACGGTCCTATGATAACTAAGTCTACTATGCTTTCAAGTATTAGTGGGTCTACGAACTATGAAGCAATAGGTAATTCCATTGTCGCGCTCAATGAGATGCCAGATGTCAAATCACTGTTAATGGTTATGGACACCCCTGGCGGGGCTGTTACAGGAGTGGCGGAACTCGGCGAACTGATAGCCAATTCACCCAAACCTGTGGATTCTTACGTATACGGAACTATGTCCAGTGCAGGGTATTGGCTCGGAGCTAGATCCAGACGCATATATGCCAGCCAGACTGCCTTAGTTGGAAGTATTGGTGTTGTGTTAGGTGTTCCAGTCCCTGAAGCAGATGGGAGTAAAGTCGAGATCGTGTCCACTCAGAGCCCATACAAGCGTTCAGACGTGACTACTAGTGAAGGCAAGGCAGAAGCTCAGGAGATGGCAGATGACATGGCAGACGTGTTTATAAGCACGGTAGCTGAGGGTAGAGGTGTCACAACTGAACAAGTATTGTCTAATTTTGGTAAAGGTAAAACAATAATTGCTAGTAAGGCACTGGACGCGGGAATGATTGACGAAATTCAGCCCCTCAGTGCTTTACTACTTAAACTTAACAAACCAGTGGCGGCTTCAATACCTGCTACATTTAACATGAAGGGAAACACAATGGATGAACCAGTAGTAACAGCACCTGTCGTAGCAGCAGTTGCACCTCCTGTGGACGCTGTGGCAGTAGCCATGCAGAATGTTCAAGCAATCGAAGGATTGTCTGCAATGTTTAGCGAACATGGAGCAGAGGCTCAAGCAGCAGTACGTGAATGTATTGACGCAAACAAATTTACAGCAGGGGCCACTAAGGAATCTGTGTCCAGTCAATTACTAGCCGTAGTTGCCGAATTCTCCAAGACCCCAGCAGAAGCAATCGCTTCAGACGCTGTAGCTCTAGGTGAGGCACTTCCAGTAAGTCCCGCAGAAAACATTACAGTAGTAGTGAAAACAGAAGCAGAAGCAGCAGCAGAGAAACGAGTAATCGGTCTAGCAGCAGCTTGCGCTGAAACTAAACAGGAGGCGTAATCAATGGCAACATATACCCCATTCGATTCAAATACCGTAACATACACCCCTTCCACATTGTTCGTCTACGGGTTTCCTGTAGAGTATGGTGATGGCACGATCCTTTCAGGTGAGGGAGTAGTAGTAGCAGGAACAGTTCTAGGTATCGTTACAGCGTCAGGCAAAATGATTGCTTGTGCTCATGATGCAGTAGATGGTTCTCAAATTCCAGTAGCTGTATCAACAGCAACAGTAGACGCAACATCTGCAGACGCTTCAGTAGTTATCGCTAAGACTGGTCGCTTTGACGCTTCATTCTTGATCTTCGGTGGTACTTCGGTAGTAGCTGACTTGATTGCTCTAATGGAAGCACGTAATTTGTACCCTATCACAGTCTTAGACGCTTAAGGAGATTAGAATGGCAGCTATTGACGAATTTACAGCTTATTCCCCAGTGGAATTGTTATCTGTAGTAAAAACAAAGAAAGAGCAAGACCTATTCCTACGCGGGAAAGTGGTTCGAGGCGAAGTATTCAGCGACAGTACCGTTGTTGAGTTCGATTCAGAAGAAATGAGCAACCATGCGGCTACTTACGTATCCCGTCTTGGTGGACCAAATGAAGTTGGTGAACAAGGTTACGAGACAACTCAACATTGTATTCCGTACTTGTACGAGCAAAAATCTTGGCAACCAGAAGACTTCTTAGATCGCCTTCCAGGTGAAGTAGTTGGTGACGGTGTTGCAGTAGCTTCTCGTATGGAAATCAAAATGGCTAAAGGGATTGAAAACCTCTCTCGTCGATTTGATATGGCAGAAGAGTTGCAGGTTAAAGAAGCCCTTGAAACAGGCACAGTTACAGTTAACGGTAAAGGCGTAAAATACCTTGTAGATTTCGGTCGTGATGCCGCTTTGACAGTAACTAACACTGGTTCTGACGTATGGTCTGATGCTGGAGATAAACTAGGTCAACTATCTGCACTTTGTCGTGTTGGTGAGACTCATGGTTATTCTTTCAACGAAGCCTTAATGTCTCCAGAAGCTGGTAATCAGTTGCTTCAAGACGACGACATTAAAGCGTTGTTGGACATTCATAACTTCGACATCGGTAAGATTGAAGTTACAAACCTACGCGATCAAAAAGCTACATATTTGGGCACGCTACGCTGGCCTGGATTTGAGTTGGCTCTTTACGTTTATCGTGGCTTGTACACAGATAATGCTAATGCCGTTCAACCTGTACTTACTAAGGACATCGTGATCCTACGTGATACTGGCGCAAACTGGAAAATGCATTACGGTATGATCTCTAACTTCAAAGCTCCAAGCTTCAAAGGCAAACGCTTTGCGATGAACCGCGTTTCTGACGACGGTAAACGTGCAAGCACATCCCTTGAATCTGGTCCATTGATCGGCATGTTTGAGCCTAACTCAACTGGCGTTCTACACACCGAGGGCTAATTATGAACCAAGAAACTATTGAAGTTCGTGTCCTCCGTACAATCGGCTGGCATAGAGAGCAAATAGTTCCTGGTAAAGTCATTATGTTGGAGGCTTCCCTTTTAGGGGAGCTTCTTTCTAAAGGCTTAGTGGAACGAACAGTATCGGTAGATGACCTAGACGCGGTCGAAGCTGACATTATCCCTGACCCAGCGGACCCTATCGAGGAAGCTGAAGGTTTGGAACTATTAGAACTTAAAGATGACATCGAGGCCGTGCTAATTGAAGCAGGACTAGACACAATCGAAAAAGTACAGAAAGCAACTAAATCTGAATTGGTAGCATTACCAAAGATCGGTGAAGCAACTGCCAAGGCTATCCTAGCCAAGTCAGCAGAATTCATCGTAGAGGACTAATTTATGTCGGGGAAATATGTAAAAGGTACGCAAAAGGTAATGGGTGGAAACATCGACTTGGTGAATGACCAGCTCCTCGTTATGCTCATTGATTCCTCCGTGTATACTTATGATCTGGATAACGATGAAAGTCTTTCAGAAATCCCCGCGTCCGCCATTATCGCAGAGTCAACCCTTGACGGGAGGGCTCTGATCGGTACGGCATTACAGGCTTCAAGCACAGCCTTCACAGATCCAGAAGCCGGTAGAGATGCAGACACATTGGTGATCTCAGTAGCCGGAACAACCTACGATAACTCTTATCTTATCGCAGCAATAGATTTTACCCCGTATGTTACGGATGGAAGTGACAGTATCGTTGAATGGGAGAACTCCCTAGTATTAGGATATTAAATTGACTCAGATTATTAACCCTTTGTTCCTTTCCCCCACGGGCGTTATTGGGAGTGTGGTAATTCGTACTTCTACCGTGGGGGTTTTTTTAGGTATCCTAGAGGATGATCTGGATGACACGTTCTTCCAAGTGGACAACAAAGACTTCTCTGTGGATGTTTCATACCTACATGCAGGTTCGACTTCATATGTGAGCTATCCTGCACACTTTGATGACCCCACGATTGTGATGGAAACAGCAAGCTCGGGGAACAGCTATTTGGCCCATATGCCGAAGCTGACAATGAACGGATATAGGCTCCGTAGAAAGCCTAGTAAAGATGACACAATTATAGTCCTGGGTAAGAAATACTCAGTAGACACATACACAGAGGACGGCTTCGGCATCACTCATGTGTATTTAAAAGAATTTAAGGTTTAGGTGGGTAATTGAACTACGCTAAAGAAATACGACACTACGTTGCTGCTATGATCGAGACGAACATGGAAGACGTTAAGGAAGTTTACCTGGACCAATCCATGCAGGTTTCAGTGGAGAATACTCCGTGTGCCTTTGTGGAGTTCGCTCAGGAAGTACTTGACTCTGTAGGAACAGGCATGCTGGAAGAGCGTGAGAGTCTTCAGCTATTCCTAAACGTGACTTTTACGGTAACTAAAGGGTCAGAAAGTGAACAATTGGCCCCTAATGACCAGTTGGACGACCTAAAGTGGCAATTAAGGGAGATGTTGAAAGATGACAACTTCCTAATGTACGGTATTCCTGGCTTTGATCGAGAAGGAAGTAGGGCTCAAGGACTGTCAACTGGCGTGCAATATTTATCCACAACCCCCACCGACTCAGATGAGGGTACGGAGAGAATGTACAGCTATGTGTTGAAATTTGTGGTTCCTTACGAGGACAACAGCATACCTGACTATAGACTAGACGATATGACGGGCTGGACAGCGTATTTTACAGACCCAGAAGATCAGGAAGTTATTCGACGTGAGGCCGAGGGCACACTAGAGTAATCCGAAGTAACTAATTATATATTTGAACCAATAAAGGAGTAATATAATGGGCGTACCATCAAACGTATCCCTACCATTCGTAGGGGTTGAATTCAACAACACAATCGCGGTATCGGGATCTGCAAAGTTTCCCCCACGAGCATTGATTGTTGGGCAGAAAGTTGCAGCAGGGACGGCGGACACTGAGAAAGTGTATTCCATCAGTTCGCTGAACGACGTAATCACACTAGCTGGATCAGGTGCTTCCATCTACCGTGACGTTGAAGCATTTATAGCCAACTCAAATACAGTACCTTTAGACATTATCCTTGTAGATGACCCAGCAGGTTCTGCTGCCGTAACTACCGTGACTATCACAGGAACAGCTACAAAAGCTGGTGAAGTGGCCTTGTATGTTGACGGTAAGCGATATGCTACACCTATTGCAGTTGGTGACGACGAAGATGCCGTTTCTAAGGCTCTAGTAGCTCTAGTGAACGCTGACTCTAATGCCGCAGTAACTGCCGCAGATGACACTTTGTTCTTCACGCTCACAGCTAATAACTTAGGTGTCGGAGCTGGCGATACAGATGTTCGTTTTTCTTACAATGCTAACGAAGCATTCCCTGCAGGACTTAGTGGAGCAGCCGTAACCGTTGCTGGAACAGGTGACGTAACCTCTACAGATTTTACAGACGCGATTGGGGCTAACTGGTATCAAGTGATCTCAGGACCATACGCTGATGCAACATTCCTAACTGGAATCCAAACTTGGCTTACAGCTCAAGCAGACGTTTTAGTGATGAAAGATTCATTCTACTTCACAGGTATCCGTGGTGATAAAGCTTCTTTGATTGCTTTCGCTGCTGATTCTGGGCGAAACAACCAATTTGTTAACCTCTTAGATTGTAACGCAATCCCAGGAACTATCGGCAAACGTGCCGCAGCAGTTGCCGGGGCGACAATCCAAAGTGTTCTTAACACTGACGTTGCTGTACCATTTCACCGAATGAAACTTGCTGGAGAATTAACTCTAGCTTCTGAAGACGTTCGTGACATCGTACCTGATCGTAATGAGTTAGCCAATGGCGGTATCTCTACGTTTACTGAAAACAACGGTGTGCAGACTGAAGCTACAGTTACAATGTACTTAGAGAATGACGCTGGTGGAAATGATATTTCCTACAGACAGCAGAATACATTGTGGCAATTACTTTATGCCCGATATACTTTCCGTCAAGACGTGCTATTGAAGTACCCACGAGCTAAGTTGATGACTAATACCGCTAAGGTGCGATCTTTGTCTCAGACTATCTCACCTGTTAAGGGTAAAGCTTTCGCGATTGCTTGGTTCCGTAGATTGGAATCCGAGGGAATCTTAGAGAACATCGAACAATTCAAGCGTGATGTGAAGTGTATACGATCTACAGAAGATCCAAATCGTCTAATATGGTACTTACCTGCAGACTTGGTTAATCAGTTCATCGTAGGTTCAGCAGATCTAGCATTCATTTTAGAAGGAGTTAACTAATGTCAACTATTGCAGGCAGTGCAGAGGTCTCAGTTAACGGAAGAAAATATCCCATCGAGGGGGATGTTACTTGCCGAGCTAATACCGCGACACGTACAAAATTACTAGGAACTGGCGGAGAAGTCCAGGGCACTAAGGAGGAGTGGACAGCTCCTTATATTAAGTGTTCAGTTCGTATCACTCCAGACATTGACCCAGAGAATGACATCCTAAACATCGTAGACGCTCAAGTTACTGCGGTACTTCCTGACGGACGTATCTTCATTCTTGACGGTTCAGACTACAGTGGTGATGGAGAGTATTCAACTGGCGAGGGTGTTATGGCTCTTGAGTTTGAAGGCACTTATGGTGACTACGTAGCTCAGTAAGCAACACAACCATTTCAAATTAAATACGCCCCTCTATAACGGAGGGGTTATTTATTAATAACAAACAAGGAACAACAATTATGAGTGAAGAAGTAAACGAAGAAGAAGTAGTAGCAAATCCACTAGAAGGCGTAACAATGCCTTACGAGATGGAACTTACAGATCCTATGCGGGGTAAAGACGGAACAGTACTAAAATCGGTATTGGAATTTGTCCATTACCCTAACGCTAGAATGATGCGTAAAATGCCCATCAATTTCATTAACGAAGTGTCCAGTGGTGGAAACAGTATAAGCATGGACGTCTATATCGACTTACTTGCTGGTATGACTGGACTACCCGTAGCAATGATCGACTCTTTGAGTTCGATTGACTTCTTCAACGCTCAGGGTCTTTGTCTGCATTTTTTGTCCAATGGCCGTCAAACTGGGAATTAATGCAAGAACTTCTGGCGGTTGCCTACGGGTGGTCTCCAGAAGTACTCGACAGTTTAGACGCACAGGAGCTTACTAGATGGACTAAGGCGGGAAACCGAGCAATGAAGCTCAAAGGATACACCAAATGATGAATTTATCTGCGATCTCTGTACCAATTTTAGGTGTGGACCGCTTCTCTAAAGTATTTGGAAGATCTGTATCTGCCGCCAACGCCAATAGTAAGACCTTAAACTCTCTCGCAAATAAGAATGCCCAACGTGCTAAGAAGTCAGGGCAAGCCTTAACTAGAAACGTAACCCTTCCAGTATCCATAGGGATAGCCGCCATCGTTCGGCAGGGTTATGGTTTCCAAAAATTTATAAATCAAGTTGAAGCTAAGTCTACCGTTGCAGGTACGTCAATTGCTCAACTTCGACAGCAAGCTAAGGATTTGGGTGCAATTAACCCCTTCTCCCACACGGCTATCGCTGAAGGTATGGGATTCCTAGCTCAAGCAGGTTTCGATACGGATGAAATTTTCCAGTCTATTGAACCTACACTACAGTTGGCAGCAGCCACATCTAGTGATCTGGGATCTACCGCAGACTGGTTATCAAATATTATACGTGGTTTCGGATTAGAAACTAAAGACGCTGCAGATATTGCAGGTGTTTTGGCTATGACAGCAGCTAAGTCCAACGTGTCACTACAGCAGATTGCCAAGACTTTTGAAAAGACAGCACCTATGGCCAAGGCTTACGGTGCGACACTTAAGGAGACAGCCCTTTATACTGGACTCTTAGGTAATGCGGGTATTCAAGGATCTAAAGGTGCGACAGCCCTTACGAATATGTTCGCTCGACTAGCAGCCGAACCTAAAGCTGCTGAGAAGAGACTAAAATCTTTAGGGATTACCACAGCAGACATGGCCGGTAACATGCGACCACTTACCGAAATAATGAACGACCTGTTTGCTTCATTGGAAGGTAAAGGAACTAAGAAAGCCCTTACAGCATTTAAAGATATATTCGGAATGAGAGCAGGTCCAGGCGCATTAGTATTGGCTGATGCCCTCAATGACCCTAAAATGTCCTTCGTAGCTTTGATGGATGATATTAATCGTGCTGACCGAGCCTCCCTTAAGAAGATGATGGACGTGCAGCAGCAGGGAATTAAAGGTGACGTGGATAACCTCGTCTCGGCCTTTCAAGGTATGGGTCAGGAACTAGGCGACTCAGGTATAATTAAAGATGTCGGTGCTATTATGCGTAGTCTTACAAATACTATGCGGGAAATCAACCAAGTATCCCCTACAACCCTAAAGATGTTCACAGGTTTGGCCATAGCTCTGGCTGCCTTGGGACCATTGGCTATAATTTTAGGTCAGGCAACAATAGCCATAACAGGATTTGCTAGTGCTCTTGCATTCCTAAGTACTACATGGATAGGTACTGCAGTAGGTGTTACACTTCTAGACATAGGTGCGGCATTATCGGCATTTGCTGGTGGGGCTATAGCTGCAAGCATAGCTGCTATATCTGCTGCCGTACTAGGGATGGTTTCAGCATTTACTGCACTGTATGCAGCATATGGTCTAGTTAGTGACATATTTCAGGGCGCAGCTAATAACGAAAATAACGCCAAGATGAGTGAACAATGGACCACAGCTCAAGGCGGTCTTACTGAGTCAGCTAAGGGTTTGATCCAATCAGAGCCTGAACTCTTTAAGAAGTTCTTCTCAGCTAGTGGCACTAGAGAGGATCGCGAGAAGGCTAAAGCGATGATGGGGTTCTCGGGAACTACAAACAATCCTTTCTTTAAAGACCAGCAAAAGAACATACTAGATGTGGTTAATCCTGCATTGGATGCAAAGAGACAAGCTGAGTTAGGCGGAATGACTGCAGCAGTTCAAACTCCTGAGCAACTAGCCGGTGGTATTGGTTCCGGGGCAAATGACGCAATAGCCAATCTGCCTTCACTAAATGTTGTCGTGGAAGATAAGCGAGTATTGGTGAGTATGTATGATCAAGAAGTGGCAGTAGCTATACCCGGCGGGAGTAATATGGCTACGGGCTATCAAGGAATGTAATTTATGGCTAATTGGACAGACAAAGTAATAAATGCCTCGTATCGCGGGGTAGAATTTTCATACACAACTGTTACCGATAGTGGTGGTCGTCGTGTAAACTCACATCTACTCCCTGAGAAAGACGGGGTAGTTAATGAAGATGTAGGCCGTGCTTTAAGATCCTGGACTATTGCAGGTTACGTGGTTAGTAAAGTCGGAGGTGATGACTATTTCACACTCCGAGAGAAACTGATTAAGGCTTTTGAAACTAAAGGTGTTGGAGTATTTCACCACCCGTATCGTGGTGAGTTTGAAGCCCGTGTAACCACCTTCAGCGTGACCGAAAGTACTGTCACTGGTAACATGGTAAACTTCACCGTAACTATGGTGGAAGAAGGAACGGGCCGTAAGGTAATTGTTGAGCGTAAGGTTCCACGTAATGAGACCTCCTCAGCCAAAGCAAGTTTAAATGAAGCAGCGATAGCGACATATAAGACAGCCTACGATCAAGCACGTAAACCAGCCCTAGCTATGAAGCGGTTCAACGCCACAGTTGAGGAAGGGATTGAGAAGATTCGTGACGTCAAGAAGGTTGTGGCTGCTCAGGAAGAATTCAAGCGGGAACTTTACAACACGATAGGCAAGGGAATATCAATAGCCTACAACATCGAGGATCTAATTGCCTCGGTTATAAACCTTACTGATTTTGGTACGGTCCCTGAGAGAGCATGGTCATACAGGAATGCCGTAGTTTTTGGTATGTTCGATGAACTTCAAGAACTTGCTCGTCTAACTACGAACCCTAAGAACAGTTTAGCCGTAGCACATGCTAACTTCTCGGCTCAAGTTGCAGTAGCTTCTGCTGTAGGCTTGGTTCAGAGTTTAACATTCGTCACTTATGGTGAAGTAGACAAAGTTAAAGAGCAGATGATCGCCATGCTAGATAGTATGGAAGGCCAAAGCGGAGCCTCAGTTGAAACACTATCGGCAGTTGCAGACGCTAGAAGTGCCACCACTGACTATCTTGACTACACGACTAGAAAGCTTTCGTCTCAGAGAAACATACTACCTTTAGCAAACACTAATACTTTATCCTTCTGTTATGACGTATATGGAAACATTGACGACGAAGAGAACATCATTGTGGCCAACAATTTAAGCCAGCCTGGGTTCCTAAACACATCCACTCCTCTGAGGGTTGTATTATGATGAGAGTAGATTTCTTCCCAGACGACAGCGAGATAGTTGTCGAGGTTGACGGCTACATCTTCAAGAACTGGAAGACGGTTAAGATCTCCAGAAGTATGGGCAATGTTATCGGTTCGGCTCAGTTAACTCTAGCTGTTGCTGACGATATTCCTGAACTAGAATTACTTAGTGAATCGGCTGAGGTGATCATCTACGCCGACTCCCCTGACCAGAGATATGAAGGTCAGCATTTAATGGTTGGGTACATCATGGGTGTGTCGGACAGCATCGGCAACTCAGGCCGAACTATAAGTATTGATGTTAAAGATAAGACCATCGACCTAGTACAATGTTCAGCTATTGTGCCTTCCAGCTCGTGGAGTAATTCCACACTAGAAAGGATAGCTAAGGATATTTGTAAACCGTTTGATATATTTGTCACAGGAACGGCAGTAGATTTTAAGGCTTTTAGTGTTGCAGAATACGGGCCACGCCCTACTGAATTGTATGAGAAACCTTTCAACTCTTTCACCATCAATTCAGGTGAGACAGCATTTGCAACTATAGAACGTGCCTGTCGCGCAAGAGGCGTGATAGCATTAACCGATAATTGGGGCAATTTAGTCCTAGACACAGCTAGGATTGATTACCCTAGAGCAGCAACTTTAGAAGTTGGAAGGAATGTATATGGAGTTTCAAAGAATAAGACATGGGATAGCTTGTATCACGAATACACTTGCTATGGCCAAGTACCATCTGGCGGAAAAGGCTGGGGGCCCGACAATACAACTGCTAATGCATCGGCCAGAGATGATAACATTTATCGCTACCGCCCTCTAAATTTTCAAATAGAGTCCAACGCTAAGAAGGACGTATTGCAAACTAGAGCGAATTGGGAAGCCCAAGTACGGAACGGAAGATCGCAGAATTATACAGCAACTGTTCCAGGTTGGTTTGATAACCTAGGCTCTGAGTCGAGCGCAAGGCTGCCATTTTCACTGAACACGAATGTAAATTTGGTTGTAGATAGATGGAATCTAGACGAGAGATTAATGATAACTGGACTTAGTTTCGACCTCACAGAGGGTGGTAGGTCTACAACCTTAAGCCTATCCGATCCGAGCACTTATGCTTCAGATCCAGGTAGTGTAGTTCAAGAGAAAAAGAAAAAGAAGAAGAAGAAGACCTAATGCAACACATGTACAACATGATAAAATCCCTACTTACTGCCAATACGGTAGTTTCTGTGGATGACTCCACCAAGCTTCAAACTATGAAGGTGAAGGGTAGTTTAGGCTCTGTCAGAGACAAGGTTGAGAGGATTCAAAACTACGGCCTATCTAGTAAGCCTCCAGTTGGCTCTGAGGCTGTCGTAGGGAACCTTTCTGGCTCTAGTGACCATCCAACTGTTATAGCCTGCGATAGCTCGGCCTGGCGCATCCTAGGGCTTGAGGATGGCGAGGTGGTGCTGTATAGTAAGTTCGGTGCTAAGATCCTCCTGAATGCACTAGGCGGATTCGATATTGAAGACAATCACGGGAACACGATTGTAATGTCCACTTCAGGAGTTTTGATTAATGGGAATCTAGAGGTGCTTAGATGAGCAGGAAATTAATAGCTAATGCTTTTTGCACTATGTTGCCTGATGACCTCACGGTTGTCGCCACCATAACTCCAGTGACAGCAGTATCCACCAAGGTTAAGGCTGTAAGTGCGGGGGTGTATTTGGATGGGACTTCGGTAACGGCTACAGTTATAACTGTCCCTACAGCTAATGCCACGATTCCAGATCCAGGCCCCTACACAGTGGAGTTCTCAGCCTCATCTTTTAAGGTGAATGCTGAAGGGAAATTAGTACTTCGGGAAGGGGATTTGACGGCAACTATCTCGGCAACCCCTAAGATACCGGCTAGTCCGTCCCCGATTGACTACCCAATAGAATTTAAAATTGAGATTACAAACGCGGGACAAACAAAGGTTTTAGGTGAGTAACTATGGTTGATGGCGATTTAAAGTTTTTATTTAACGGGTTGTTGCCTGGATACATTGAGTTGGTAGAAGAGGGGTCTTCCGATCTCCGTATGGATGAAGGGCTTGAAACTGCCATACTGTTATCCCTGTTCTCCGATGCAAGAGCTTTAGAAGGTGATGATTTACCTTTCGGGTCAGATAAGAGAGGATTTTGGGGAGACGTTATACTTGGCTATTCTTTTGGTTCCAAATTGTGGACTCTTGAGAGAGGTAAAATTACCAATAAAACTTTAGGGGTTATTGAGACCTACATGGGTTCAGCCCTTCAATGGATGTTAGAGGACGGAGTTGTTAGTGACGTGGGCGTATCGGCTACACGATCTGGCGACTTGGTATTGATGGAAGTGATAATTTACAGGGATGGTGAAGAACCACTATCTACTAAGTATTCCCTTAACTGGGAAAGAATGATTGAAGAGAGCAAAGGACTATAACAATGGAAAGACCTTCATTACTGACTATTTATAATCGCATAGTCGCTGACATGGAAACGCAATTAACCAGTGACGTACCTATTCTTAGGTATTCATTACTTGGTGTCTTAGCTATGGTTATGGCTGGAGCCTCACATTTATTTTATGGTTTCATGTTCCAGATACTGGACAACCTACTACCTGACACAGCTACTGAGGTATTCCTTCGTAGACTGGCTAGAACTTGGAATGTTCCTGAGAAATCAGAATCCCAAGCTAGAGGCACCTTGTCGGTGACGTCATTGAACGCAGCTACTCTGTATAAGGGTGAGCAGTTTCAGACTGCCGGTGGTGTCGTATTTGAGACCATTATCGACTACGTATTCACCGACGCTACCAGTTTAGATGTGAATATTCAGGCTGTTATTGCTGGAACCTCTGGTAATGTTTCTGACGCTACGATGGACTTCGTAAACCCCCCAAGTGATTTCCTATCCACTGCGGATGTAACTTCAGCCCCTACAGGTGGTGATGTTGAAGAATCCGTAGAAGCTCTACGTGAGAGAGTGTTAACATACTGGGCCCATAAACCAGCCAGTGGCGATAAGACGGATATTAAATTGCAGTGTTTAAGTGTTGAAGGTGTCGCATATGCTTGGGTGCTTCCTGCTGAAGAGTGGAAGGGTGCTGGTTTTGTGGGCTGCCTAGTCGCAGGTCCTGAAATGTCTCCAGTTAGTGGTGCGGTGTTATCTGCTGTTCAGGCTGTTGTGGATGAGAAGGAAGTAGTTGGAGCGACCAGTGAAGTTGAACAATTAACCACATCATTATTGAGCACTATCATCTATGTCTCACCTTACACCACAGCTAATGTGGAGCAAATTAAAGAGAACATAACCCAAGGCTTAATCGACACTGCTCGACCTGGGCAGGATATGAGAATAGGTATAATCCGTGATGCCGTATCCGCAGTCACTGGGAAGACTGGAGACTATCAAATTAACAGATGGAGTTACGACGGAAGTAACATACAGTACTACCCAAATGCGAACATAGTTAATGAAGACATAACTAGAATATTCCTAGCAGGGGATATTGAGATCCAGAGGTTCCCAACGGTATGACCTATCCAATAGTTTCAGACATAGAAGTACCTCAGAGAACTTCGATAGTTGACTACACTAAGCAATTGTTTAACCTCCTGCCTAAGGGTAAAATCTGGGCAGACAATGCTACTAGTGGGTCACTGTGGTCCAAATTGCTGAATGTGCTTGCTGGTGAATTCCACAGAGCTGAATCGGACACCCTTAAAATCTATGAGGAAGTAAACCCCATAGCTGCAGATGACTTCGCAAGATGGGACGAACTGTCTGGGAATGTGCTGGATGAATACTCCATAGCCCTCACGGACATAGAGGAGAGGGAGATAATGTTCGAGCAAGTGTTTGGTCTCCCTATTCATATCACTGAGGCAGTAATGATCCAGTGGGCTGCAAACCTTGGCTGGACGATCACTCTCGATACTGTAATCATACCTATTCATGGATTTGAGATGGGTAATGTGGAAATGGGTGATAACGAGATGGGCGGTTATTACGACTGGACTGTTGTTAGCGTGACTACGGGTGTCGATGACGGAAGCTCTGATTGGGACACCATGAGGGATTTGCTGATTAAGAAGAAACCAGCTCATATAATTTTAGATTTTATTAATCCTCCAGATGAAGGCGGAAACATACTGCTTGAAAGTGGGTACGGATTACTACTTGACACTGAAGGTCATATTTTAAGGGAGGCAGGTTAATGCCAATATTTGATAAGAAGATATCCGAACTCCTAACCACCACCGACCCTGTGAACCTATGGCTTCCAGGTCAACGAGGCTCTAGTAACTACAAGATTGATATCGGTGGGTTGTTTGACGTGTACGTGTCTAAGACAGACACTTCTCCACAGACTATTATCTCCGACTTGACGGTTGGTGGGGTTGTGTCCACTACGGTAAGTGATGAATCCCTACGGGTAGGGTACGATGCTACAGCAGATGACAATTATGCCCAATGGTACAACGGGACAGATCCTTATGGGCATATCTCCGCAGATTCAGTCAGGGATGAGTTAAGACTAGAAGCCGCCAGTGGTAAGATCTTACGTTTAAAGAGTGACGCGTCGGTTACCATAGAGGGTAACATATCAGGACAGTCAGCTAACTTCTTCGGTACGGTTGAGGCTATAAACTGTGAATTCAGTGGTGATCTCCTTCTACCTGACTCCATCGAGACGGACGTGACCTTGAAGAGCGTTTATATTGGTGAGAACACTACATATGCTGCTGAGGGTGGGGTTGATCCCGAGAACAACTACATATTCGGGAAAGATATAGCCGTTACAGGCGCGAATCATTGGATGATAGGCGCGAGTCAGTATGCCGATGAGAACTGTAGTGATCTGTGCATGTTTGGTGTTTCATCTAATGCGGAAGATTCGCCAGGATGTCACGTTATAGCTCACAGTTCTTGGATCAGTAACACGGCTAACTCCTCATTGTTTGGAGGGGGTTTATCGGTAAGTGACATTAACGGCATTGCGGTGTTTGGTAGAAGTATGGACATCACCACAGGTGATCTGTTCAACGTCCATTTAGGTACTGACGGAGTAGGTGAGTCCACGAAGATTCACGGTGATTCGGTTAATATTATAGATGTGATGGATATTGATTCTACTTTGGTTGATATTGGGGTTGATGTTGATATAGCTGGAGTACTTGACGCAAGTGAATACGGGAGATTAAATGCAAAATCAACGGGATCGGCACACACTATAGATAATTCTAGTGCTGAACAAATGCGCCTAGGTGATGGAAATACTGGAGTGGATAATTATTTTAGCTTGTACAGGAGTGGTATTAGAAATGGCTTGATACAAGCAAAAGACGGGGAAACAGTGTTTTCATCTGATGCGGGTATGTTGACAATGAATGACGATACTAAAATAAATGGAAATTTATTGGGGCTTGTAAGTATAATAAAAAGGGCTGGGACACCCTCAACGCCTGAAGACGGTATGTTGTATTATGAAACAGGGACAGAAGAATTAAGATTGAGAAAAAGCGGTGCATGGGTTAACGTATTGACCACATAAAGGAATTAAAGCAATGACAACAACAGACTTAGAAACAAAATTTCAAAATGCCACCATCAAACTAAGATGGGGCGCGGGTGGTGGACAAAACGCAAAGATTCGATATTCTGGAAAAGATTCGGACGGTGATGCGATACAAAAGCCACAGGAATACTGTAAGGCTGATTTCAACGACTCTATCAATACAAAGCTCAAAGAAGTATTTGAAGAGCTTGAAGCTAATCGAATAGCTAGACTGACCCTAGTGGCTGATAGTAAGTCTTAAGCTATATTTAACTAATAACAATTAAAAGGAACAAACTGATGGAAGACGATAAGAAAATTAATGTGGTCGGCGGGGCTCAATTTCTAGCAACTGTGGTCAACGAAACCAAACTGACTGCTGCTGAGAGACAATCAGCCTTACTGTGGCTGCAAGTAATGTCCGAGGCTGTGATTAAGCTGCAGAAAGAAGATGAATCCCCTGCTGAAGGGAATAAGGTGTCTTAATGCATTATAACAACGGCGCAAATATGGATACTGATGGAGCCTTCCCAGTATTCGTAGACAAAGATATTATTGGTGGGACTCCGGGTTCCACTCAGGTTGCTTCATGGGCTCAGGCGACTACCGAAGAGATTAAGAACGTATTGGAGTTTGCAGGGCTGTCTATGATGGACCCCTTGCTTGATACCAAAGATCAGATGAAGACTGCTATCTTTGAGAGCGAAGCTGTTGGAACATCGGCACTGTCCGATGAAGCTGTGACTAGTGCTAAGATAACGGATGAGAATGTACTATTTCGCCATTTAGGTGGGGACTCTGTAGACACGTTCAATATCGCCCCTAGTGCGGTTAAGACTGCAGGTATCTCTGATCAGAATGTTACCCCAGCAAAATTGTCCACGGCAGCTAGAACCCAACTGAAGATTAAGGCTAAATCCACCATAACTGACACCAACGGAACTATAGCTGAACTTAGTTGGGCTTCTTTGCAGCCAGTAGGTACTTGGATTAAGGTGACAATAGATGGACTATTACAGGCCGACCAGGGTGAGCAGTCACAGATACTTATCAAAGATGAAACCCTTACAGTGCTTAGTTATCTCCTCACTAGAGGTGCGGGAGCGGCTGGCACTACGTTCGTTAATGGGGGAGCTAGTAAGATATTCAAAGTTGCCGGGAATGGAAGTATCTTTGTTGACGGTACATTTACAGGTGGGGCGTATGCTGACGATCTAACTGTGTCCTATGAAGTAATCCCAACACCTATCGAGTTAGTGTAGGCCAGAGTGTACAAGTGTACCCACTTCGATATAGAGGAATTGGTAGCCCCTGAGATACTTAGTGTCTTGGGGCATAACTTTGCTTGGCGGATGATCCCAGAGTACGCTCTGAGGTCCCTAGACGCTCTGAGAGAGAAGCTGAACCACCCAATCTACATTAACAACGCTGGAATGGGTTTCGACTACTCAGGTGTTCGCCCTGTGGGGTGTAAAATTGGGGCACGTTGGTCAGGACATAAGGGCTATAGGAAAGAGGTGTGTTGGGATTTGAAGACTTTCGACCATCACTACCTGTCGGCTCTTTTAGAGATTATAGAGTCCGATCATAAAGAATACCACATTGGGAAGATAGAAGAACCAGAGAAGACTATGCCTCGTGGGTGGATTCACACTACGATGGTAGAATCCCCTGGTTCGGATTTGATTATCTTTTAGAAATCCCCTTCAGCTACTTGCAAGCAACGGAAACCTAACTCACGCCACTTAGCGACCATTGAGTTACGGTCTTCCAGAATCATCCACACGTTATCGGTATCGAATCCGGCGTTCTTCAGGAGCTCGGGTTTGACTTGGGTGTCGTGTCGTTTATCGCCTGTTGGTCGCATGAGTAGGGAGTACTCGCCCCTACCTAGCACAGCATGGTTCATCAGCCATTCCTCGGTCTCAGCCCTGTGGAACTCACGGCGACCAGTACAGAACACTAACCTCAGATTAAGCTTCATACTCAACGTCACAGCCATTAGAAGTATGTCGGTATGTGGCTCGTCCTCTCCACACCCCTTGTAGAAGCTATCCCAGTCGGGACGCTCCTGTTGAATGTGTTTGAGTCTGTCTCCGACCTTGGCTACTGTGCCGTCTATATCTACTATTAGGTTTGTTTTCATAGCATAACCGTCTTCCTAAATATGGCTTCGCTGAGATAGTGACGCTCTATCAAATACGACTTATCGTCCCACTTCTCCTCAAATTGTATTTCGACAACAGCACCTCTCGGGGTTGTATTTACGACCAAGCCCCAGAGCAAATGCCTCCGACCATTAGGCGGCGACACCACGATAACCTTTTCGCCTGGGGTGAGCTTCTTTCCTTCAAAATCAACCATCCTATTTGCCTCCTGTATTAAGGGACACGTTAGCCTCATGAATAGCCTGACATTCCTCCAGACTATGGGCTGATGCCTTATCATCCCTAAGTGCAACGAAGTATGGGCTCATTATCGAATAATTACCGTCGCTATCCGAAGATAACTGAATACCTTTCACTTCAACAATAGTCCCCATCAGTGAGTCTTGGTTGTCAGTAATGTGCTGCATCATGGCTTCTTTCAGCCCCTGAGCGCGAGCTTTCACTAACCCATCAGAAGACTCCACGTTGACACTACTTATCACCTTTTCGTTCTTAGTTCCAGCCTTGCCGTAGTTGTAACCTACGATCCTCAAGTCAAATAACTCAACAGGTTTGAATTTGATCTGCCATGCAGGTTTACCAGCCTTCCAGATACCTGTAGGTGTCTTAAGGATCGTTCCTTCTTCACCGCGAGATACTGCAGAAACATAGTGAGCATGAGCTTCCTCTGCAGAAGATACAGCTTCCCACTCAATCACCTGCAATAACGGGCTGTCGATGCATTTAAGGAGGAATCCTGTGTCATGCAACCTTGTGGTCCTCTGTAGGTCATAAACACCTTCACGGTAAGCTGAGAGGGGTAGGCTGTCCCAGACGGTGAAGACTACATTGTGTAGGATCGGAGTCTCAGGATTCGCCACGTAGGAGGCTATGATTCCATTACTTTCGTATCTTGAAGTTCCTGGGATAGTCAATTCCCCATTAAATACAATCCCACCCGATTCAAGGACTCCATTCATTGCGAAGTGATCACGGAAGTTCTGCCCCATTTCTAATCCTTGGCGGGATTCAAGATAAACCGAATCAGGCTCAACGATCATGTTCATGTAGCGTCCATCCATTTTAATCTCAGAATATGCGTAGTCATGCTTCGCGAAGATCTTCTCTACGGCCTTCTTGTTATAGGACTTAGCTCCCATGTAAGGGGTCTCAGGGATGAAGTTTTTACCCATTACTTTGTTGATTGACTTGGCTTTCATGTCGATCTTGAGGTTTCTACCTAGGATGCCAAGTAATACAAACTGATCTTCAGCCACAGTATCGTCCAAAGCGTACTTGATGGCTTCTCGGGCCTTGTTACCGGCTAACTCTCTTGAGGCTAACTTCTCCAGCAGACTCTGGGGGTGTATCGGGGTTTCCTCAAATGATACAGCTATCGGTGAAGGGTCTTCCAGTGTGTCAAGCGTCTCAGGTCTAACCCCAAAAGTAATCTGCTTAGTGTAAGTCATCTTCAACACCCACTGAAGCGTTTCGTCGTCCTTGTACTTCTTTAGAGTCTCGGCTTTACCTGTTGCCCCTTCTGAGGCTCTTATTTCTTTGATTATTTTAGATACATTCACCTATATCCCCTTTGTTGCTGATCGTCTGACCATTAGTATTTTGTTCGCCACCGAGGGTATTTCTTTAGTTAGGAACACCCCCAGGATTTCTTTGGTTATGACTCCTGAGGCTCCCCAGAGGTCGTAGTCTTCTACTGCTATTATCTTCTTGGGGTTGTACTTAACCCACGCTCCTGCTTGTTTTCTCATAGGGTCTCCCCTCCTTTTGTTTGTTTCATATTCATGTAAATAATCAAATCTGCAATTGCTTCCTCTGCACTCCAGCAGACCTTAAATAGATACCCTTGGTTTGTTACGAACTCCCCGAAAGCAATCTGGTCTTTGGATGTAGTCCCACCCTTACATTTCATTTCAATGTAGAGGCCGAAGTATCCACCCTTAGCTACCGGAAGTTCAAGATCCGAGACTCCTTTCTTCATCCCTTCCCTTATAAGCCTGCCCCGTTCCTGAGGTGAAACATGAGCCCCATTTGGTACTGAGTAGATCCCTTCGACACCTGGGAAGATACCCGCGTGCTTTCTGGTCCACTTGATTACCTCGACTTGGTACTCATGCTCGAAGTCGTTCCTCTTGGCCTTCACCTTGATTGCCTTCTTAGGCTTGCGCTTCTTCAGGGCTAGCTTGTTGTAGCTATGCTCCATAGATCCGATCCTCCTCCCTCATGTCAATATGCTTCAAGTGCTCAGGGTTAATCCCTTTAGCTACGGCATACTGATAAGCACAGTCAGTCAGGATCATTATCTCTTCGTCAGTTGCACCCCAGGCTTTGAATTCTTCTAGGAGTTTATCTATCTCGTAGGTTTCCCCTTTGTCTGCAAGCTTGACCATCTGTTTGATTAGTCGGCCTATTTTGAAGGGGGCCCACATTCTTTTGATTAGGTTTCTCATCGCACCGCCTTACCGCAGAATGGGCAGAAGTTTAGTTTATCACCGTTCCAAGCATACCCAGTTAGTTCTCCACCGCACTTGAATGTCTCTGTTCGGTCGTCGTAGGGGCATATCTCCACATATATAGAGTTGTCCCCGCAAATCAAACCACCACATTCATCTGGGTCGTCTTGGAAAGCACACCCTAGGCAGGAGTTTTCTTCTATCTCAGGGATTTTCTTGTAGTTCATCTAAACCTCCGTCTCGAATTTATTCCATGTTTTACCGTAGTCCAACGTATAGCTGTAATAGTTCCAAGGGGCTACCATTCTCTCACCCTCTACAATAGATTCGACACCTTTGTCACTTAGGTGGTCACTGTCGGAGCTGAATTTTGATATTAGATCCTTTTCTGGACTTCCAACCCAAAGCGTGGGTGATGAATCAATCAACTTAGCGATCTCGAACTTGGTCATTGGTCGGTACTGCATCTCAGGTGTTGGTGTTAGTGGTCGCATGTATTTCCAGTCACAAATAACCTCAGTTAAATCGCAGTCACCTTGCAGGTATTTGTCCTTCCAGATGCTCCCAACACAAGAGTATTGGTATGCTTTCCCTTTATTTGTCTGCAGTAATATACGCTTACACCAGTTTGCGCCATCGTGATCCCTTACTTCAACCCAAGTAACATCTTCTTTATTAATCTTCATACTATTCCTTCATTTGTTTAATGTTGTGATAAATACAATCTAATCAAACTCACCCACTTTGTCAAGCGATAAATACTAAAAGAGCAAACCATTGACAATTAATAACATGTATACTATATTTGTTGTTGTAGTGAAACCAGCCCGCTTGTCGCATGTGCAAATCCTAAATCAGCGAGTAATCTAATGTCCGGGCAAATAGAACCCACTACACCCAAGGGATTGTCGTCCCAAGAAGCTGTACAATATATAGAACGTACACACAACAGAATAGACTAGGCGCAAGCATCGCGTAAGCATGACAGATCATAAGTAAATAACCCTTATGACGTGCTAATCCCGTTGTATTAAGAGCTAAATTTAAGTAAAAAACGTGAAATTCTAGTGATAAGTTGCCAGACCCCCTGGTCGATTTGGCCTTTTTTGACGTTTGGCGGGCTGTAACGTAGACCCACACTGGTCCCGTGCCCGTCAGGGGGTCTTGGCTGCACATCCCACAGACTTTCCGACCTCCCGCCCAGTAATGGTAAGGGATCCCCAAATGAGATTTACAAAATTCCACTTTAGACCCCCTGACGCGACTCTGTCTCAATCTCCTGTGTGCCCAGCCGACGTGGGCTAATCTACGTCAGGGGGTGCTATAGCTGGCTGTATCTCTCACACCCGCCCGTGAGGCCAGTAACGGTAAGGGATTCCCAAATCACTAAAAAGTAGTGCACATTTGAACACTATGGCTTTTGACCCCTAGACCCCCTGACGCTTATGAGTCTCAGTCTCAATCTGCATAAAATAACTAAAATCCTACCGAGACTGAATCTCAATTGAATTATTTGTGAAATTCCTCTTGACAGGACCGATCCGAATGATTAGATTTAGGGAAGGACAAGAATTAAACCAAGGCAAATATGAGAACACTTAAACCAAATTCACCCCTAGGGATCGCCTACAGGCAACTATTGAACTTCCTCCAATCCGACGCTGAACTAGAGGTCGAAGTAAGACTGGACAACGGCGGAGACTTCCTCTACGTGAAGCCTGTGGCATCTGAGGCGGTATTTAAGATTAAACGGTGGGAGCTAGAAGAGGAAGAAGAACAAAGCAACAAGGAAGGCGAGGGATGAGTAAATTTATAATGACTGCAATCGCTGTAATTCTTTGGGTACTTAGATTTACTCCAAGTGTTTCCACGTTTATTGATGAAGACTCAATAATATCTGGATATGGTGAGTTAGATTATGACTTCAAGTATCCATTGCCTCGGTGGTGGATTGAGCGTAAATATGGTACGACTAGTTGGGGTATTTATCTATCCCATCTTCCGAATAAGGAATCTAAATCATGAGCACCCAAGAACTAACAGGCAAAGAAGGATTGACAGCAAAAGACTTCATGGGAAATGAGCTGGAAGTAGGCGACAGTATAGTTTACATACAGCTACATTACCGAACACTAAAAATAGGGACCGTTGAGAAGATAACAAGTAAGATGCTGAAGATTGATGACGGTAGCAGAGACGGGACACGGCAGTTTCATAATCAGGTGATTAAGGTGGGGGACCCATGCTAGCCCTACTACTCATAGTGGCTGGAGTGATCGTTGCAAGAATACTAGGATGGGCGGTACTCAGGCTAATGGGCACACAATGCACAACACCGCTTGAGGATACAATCTACGGGACGCTCCTGCTATGCGCGGGAGGTGCTCTGGCTGGAGTGTGGCTTACTTTGGACGTGATTGTTGGGGGAATTTAATTGACTGGAGACATTATAACTCAAATGAAGGATCACGACATGGAAGACTCACAACTACACAGACAACTTTACGAAGCCTTTCCCTCAGTTAGGGCGGCTGTAGATAAACAATACCTTGAATCGGTAAAGGGGGATCACAAAATTGAACCTATTTGATTGGCTCTCACAGAACTACAATGTAAAGCCAGACGGGACTATAACCAAGAACGGTAAGAGGATACCCTCAACCCTAATGGAAGTTTCCATCGACCTAATGTCCAATGGTGGGGCGTCAGGGGAAAGCCTGGAAAGCATAAATGGCCTAGTTGAACAATGGGCAGTCGAGGCTAACCCAGACGTCAAGGTAGATTTCATCATTGACGGAATGGTTGAATCGCCCTTTAACACTCTAACCGATAAGGATTGGTATCTTCTACTTAACCTCCGATGGGCTATTTCCCCAGCCGGAACTCAGATCATCTTCTTCCGTGACCACTGGAAATCCAACACATATAAGGTTGTGGAAGATCCTGACAATGTGTTTACCGTCCTAGCCTCCTGCAAATCTGCTTATAGGAATGTGTCTGAGCAATATCTGAAGTATGTAACCGAAGCTTACAAGGCCAAGGAATATGCAGGGTTATTAGTCTGGGATATGAATACCAAGTCAGCAGCTAAAGGCAGTATCCCTAAATACCCTAAGTATTCACTAGCTGAATATTTGAAGAAGACTATGGAATATCTGCTAGGCTCTGTTGACTACATGATTGAACACCCTAAGATTATTACGAACGACCCCACGGCTCCCTGCTTCGTCTACATTGACAATGACAAGCGGGATAATGAGGTTGGTAATTTTGAGGAGTGGACTAACTGGATCAACTGGAGATTTTACACGGACTATGATCGGGATATCTTCAAAGCCTACATGTACTCAATTTTCGATAGCGAGAACACGGCCAGGCAAGCCCTGTGGCTGCTGGATAACGGGCAGACAGGTAAAACCACGATCATTAACGCACTTGTAACCATGATGAAATCTGGAGCAGTCTCGATGAACGATCAAGGTGGAGCCGACAGCCAGTTCTTCGGATCTGCGGTTTACGGCAAACGACTACTGACAAGTCCCGATAACAAGAACACCTCATTAATTAGGAAGGGTATTGTTCATCAGATTCTTGGAGGGGATAATATACCGATTGAGTTTAAGAACAAGAGTTCATTCATGGGGAAAGTTCATTGCAAAATGATTATCGCATCGAACTACAAACCAGAAATTGACACGACTCAGGTGCATGAGAAGTCTCGCGTGCTGCTTCTTAAACTCCGACCGAATAAGGACATCAAGGATCAGAAGATTGTTCAGATGTTTACCCACGGAACACCAAGTCATGTGATCGAGGGGAAACTTGTAGACCAATTACCGGCATTTATTGCCTCATGTAAGGAAGCCTATTTGAAATTGTGCCCGAGCCGAAACAATATCATTCTGTCTCAGGAAGAAGATGAGGACATGTTTGAGTCGATTACAACTCCAGATACTGAGCGATATGAGTACATACTTAACAACTACTTCGACCAAGATGAGGACGCGGTAATAGGTAAGGCTGTAATGCAAAATATCTTCAGCATTCTTTATGGTAGAGGGAACACGAGCTTTAAATATTCTGATTTTAAGAAACATTTAGAGTCAGAGGTTCCATTCTACAGTGAAGGCAGGGGGATTGACAGCTCAGGCAAACGTGCAAGCGTGATACGAGGCATTAAACTCAACGTAGAGAAGGCTGGAGGAGTCGCTGCGATGATTGAGGACCCGACTATTATGCAATATATTAGCGAGATAAAAGAAAAGACTTGACAACCAACCAACAATTAGTTAAGTTAGAGATAGAAACAAAGTTAAACAAAAAAGGAATGAAAGATGGCAACAGAGATTAAGATTGAAGGCGTAGAGTACACAGTAGGGACATATTACTGGTTTAAGGGGCAGGAAATTTGGTATTACGCAAAGTTTGCAGGATTCTCAGCCCCTAACAGATACTTATTCATCGACCCGAATTCGAGTAAAGAATTAACTGGAGTTGAGATACAGAAGGAATGCCCACATAAAATCGGAGACACGTTTAAAGTGCTAGAGAACGCTCACTGTTTCAAGGAAGGGGATGTAGTGGAGTTCATCTATGACGATAACTCCTACTGCCCTGAGTTTAAAAGAGTCCCAACAGCTACGAAGATGTATGAGGCTTGGTACGCTCTTGAGAAGGTGGAAGTACCTGCCGACCCCCGCCTAGCTTTCCTAGGAATCTCGATCAAGTGCGAGAACAGCAAGCAGATGGAGCAGTTGGCAGAGTGGTTTGATGGCGGGACTTTGAATTACAAGACCAGTCAGAGCGGCCCAACAGATAAAGAATATTACAGTGTATTCCTTGACCAATCCCACGGCTACCTCATCACACCCACTTTCGGGGTTACTAGTTACGCCGACTTCTGCAAGGAAGTTAACATCGAGCCAATCAAACCTGAACCTAAGTTCAAAGTTGGGGACAGCGTAAAGATAATCAACAATGATTTGTTTCACCACTACCTGCGCATCGGGGACATCACAACGATCACTAGAGTGGTAGGACATGACGACAAGTATATCGTAAAAGCATTAGACGATCACCCAAATCAATGGGTACTTGAAGGTCAGCTTGAGCGGGTTAAGGAAACAGTCCGAACCCCCGAGCAAGTAGCCGGTCTGATAACGGCTGGATACTGGTTCAAGGATACGACTGATGGTGAGTTACTATATAACCCCGTACTAAGCTACGAAGAAAACGCAGGTTGGCAGCTTGAAGGAGTAGCAGTGGAGGATGTTGAAATCTCCCCCACTCGTGAAGGCACATATGTTAAGTTGGGAGTAGTAAAATGAAGCAACTTACTGACGGACAGCAAGTCCACCATCCAGACTTCGGGGAGGGCGTTATCGCCTACACCCCAGTCAAGGGGTTCAAAGTGGTGAAGTTCAACGAATCTAACGAGGATCTTAACGACGGGTCTTACGCTGGTTGGATGTTCTACAAATGCCCAGAAGGGTTTGAGAAGAATCACGGAATAGTAATGGACGAGGAGTTACAGGATGGCGGATGATAAACTAGTTCTGGCTAGTAAGAAGATTTCATTTCTAATTCTACGGACTGAGAACATGCTGGCTGAAGGTAAACGCCGAAGAGCATACGGTTCACATGGTCAACAATACGTCCAGGCTCAACTTGAGGGGATGTATCGTTGCCAGTCTATTGTTGACGAATTCAACATGCCTGATGAAGACTCGGACGAATAGATCAAACTGCACGGAGAAGCTGAATAGGTAACGGCTTAAGCTGATAAGGCTAGAGATGGTTAGGACGATAGGCCGCCATCCATTGAGGGTTCGATTCCCTCCCCGTGCTTTCTTTAAGGAACAAAGAAAAATGAACTACGAAGTGAAAATAAAACTAGCATTCTTATTCTGGTTCTGTCTTGGAGTTGGTCTCGGGATAGCAGCGGGGGTGGGATATTGAAAATAACCAAAGGTGAACACGGATTTGAGAACACCCCGGCTTGCGGTGCTCAGGTGGTGGTTAATAACTACGGGATAGTTACAGCCCTAGCGCAATCGTGGTGTATATCGGGACAGCCGACACCAAAGATACGTCTGATGAAGGAAGGTGACACATGGGAGGAGGTGTGAAGACCCCAGAAGAACTAAAACAACAATTCAAGAACAAAATCCCAGACCTGGAAGCCCTAGGGGAAGTGAGTGAGATAGTGGGTAAGCCCTTCATCTTCCTAGACTTTGAGTACAACAGTTCCAACGAGCCTATGCTCAATCTAGTTTGCTGTTCAACCCTCGACCATAACGGAGAGGTAAGGGAATTCTGGTTACACCGCAATCAGCAGGAAAGCGAACTTGTAGGGTATCTGGAGCAGTGGGATGACGTAGTTCTATTTGCATACGCCGCTACTGCTGAAGCTAGATCAATGCTGGCACTGTACTTAGACCCCCACGAATACAACTGGATTGACATCTATGCTGAACATCGCCAACTAACATACAACAACAATGAATGTGAGTACGGAGCTTACCCAAAGCACGGGCGAATCCATTATTCAACACCTAAACATTTTGTAAAGGCTCTGAATAAGGGTAAGGATAACACGGCAGTTGGAATGGGAATGGCTGACTGTGTAGCTCTGCATTTGGAAATTTGCATTGACACCACACATAAGACTAAGATGCGGGATCTGATTATTTCAGCCCCTGAACACTTCGGACCCAATGATAAGATTCAGATCACGGATTATTGCACGTCAGATGTTATGCCTCTGCCCAATGTGTTTATTAAGCAATGGCACATGTTGCTTCGGTTGACCAAGATGTCCAAAGAGGAATTACTCCGAGCCATGTATAAGCGTGGTAGATTCATGGCCTCAGGTGCTAAGATGGAGCAGGAAGGATGCCCACTTAATCGTCAGGCTGCTTGGAATCTTAGACTGAACTTCGCACATGTCCGAGAGACTATCATTCAGACGCTGGTTGACGAGAGCTATCCGTTCTTTGTTAAGGATCGACCTAAGGGTAAGAATCTGCAGGGAGAGTGGGTTAATAAGTACGATGCCTTTGTGACCTTCATCCAATCACTTGGTGATGACGTGTACGATAAGTGGCCCAGAACCATAAATAAGGACACCAAACTTCCCACAGACAAGCTAAGTCGCGCTGAGAAGACTTTAGATAAGTATGAGGGCATTCCAGAGATTGCAGCATACAAACAGGCCACTAAGTCCATAAATCAGCTCAGGTGGTTTAAGGAGCCTGATGAGGGTAAGGCTGACTTCTTTGACTCTGTTGGTTCGGATGATAGGGTTAGAACCTTCCTTGGATTATACGGCACACAGACGAGCAGGAATGCTCCCAAGGCTTCCCGCTTCATTTTAGCGATGAGTTCTTGGCTTCGCTGCCTGATTGTACCTAAGAAGGGTGAGACGATTATTGCCATTGACTATGCGTCTCAAGAGTTCGCGATCGCTGCGGTATTAGCCAACGATCCGAATATGGTTGCAGCATACAGGTCAGGTGATCCGTACCTCTACTTTGCTAAGAAAGCAGGAGCCGTGCCTGAAGAGGCAGATCCATCAATTGTAAAGGGTGATAAGCCAGTTCCCGAGGGAATGGAGGAGATGTATGAGGAGGCTAAGAGACAACGTGGGCTATTCAAGTCAACAACTCTAGGACTTCAGTACGGAATGGGCTTTGAGAACCTAGCTATTAAACTTACAGCAGATATGGGTGAGGTAATCACACCTATGGAAGCTAAGAGACTAATTAACCTCCATAAGATGACCTATCCGCGCTACTGGCAATGGTTGGACGAATTGTGGCTGAAGTATAAGACTGAGAAGGTTCTCACTCTATGGGACGGCTGGGCTATTCTAGGGGATAACGATAACGCTCTCTCTGTGAAGAATACTCCGACTCAGGGAACAGGTGCGGTAATTATGCGCGAGGCTGTTGATCTATGTCACGCAAAGGCCATCCGCTTGATCGCCCCGTTACATGATGCGCTATATGGGGTGGCCAAAGATGAAGATGTAAGTGAGGTCAGGGGGATAATGGCTGACTGTATGTTAGAGGCTGTACGGACGGTTATCGGTGCGGAGCTGGACATTAGGTTAGACATCGACATCCATGACCACGATCACACTTGGGTGGAAGGTAAAGGACACAAATACTACCATCAATTGAAACAGTATTTGGAGCCAATGCCTAGTAAGGATGAGGAGTTACAGACACTTTTGGAAACTATTTTCAGTTAAACATAAATAAGTCTTGACAATTGGTAGCCGAGGGGTTACATTAGAGACAGAAGACAACTTAAACTAAATAAGGAAGCAACCACCTATGAGAAAACTAAGACCACTTCACCCAATGTTCTCCTCCAATATTCAAGAAACATCGCTCGGTATCACGCATAGATACTGGGTTACGGAGCAAGGGCAGGTATTTAATGTCGATTTCATGGGGACTGGTAAAGTACGGGAAGTACCTATCGGAGTCTGTGACACAGATATTAAAACCAAAACAGTTAGTCTGGAAGTTGAAAGCGGGGGATATGAAACATTCAAGCTCCATAATATCGTCTGCCGGATCTATAATGGTCTTCCTCCAGATGACCACCAAACCCCAGTAGCGATTCATCGTGACGGCGATGGTAACAACTGCTTCTTTGGAAATCTCTACTGGGCCGACGCCAAGTATGTGGACGTCCAGTCCCAATTAATGAAGTATTCTGGAACACGTAATCACTATCGGGCTGTAGTAGCCTACACCGAGAAATGGGAACGAATTCGATCCTTTCCTTCAATCCGTGAAGCCTCTAAGTTTTATACGATTCCGCGATTTACACTTATGAAAGCTTGTGAAGCTAACATGGGGTCGGGAATGGGTATCGCTGGGGAGCATAGATGGAAGTATTTGGATGTGGTGGATGCGAAATAGGAGGAATTTTGAAATTATTCAAAGACGATAAACTAGAAGAAGCGATGGAAGTACTGGCTAAGGAGAAGGGGAACCTCTTCCTAGCCGCCGACATCATGCAGGTTAAACCAGCTACTATGAAGAGATACCGTAGTGAGGCGATCAAACGCGGCATTAAAGCCCCAAACCTGCTGCATGATGCCGACTTAATAAGCTGTAACATTTCTATCGCTGACTCACTGCAGAAGTCGCGGGATATGGAGCGCATCAAGAACAAGGGCTACCGAGGCCAAGCCAGATATACTAATGCTGTTAGTGAGTACGGATCGAAGATTGTGGAAATGCTGGACAAACATGCTTCCGTAATCTCTTCTTACGAGTTCTCTCCTCTAGCCGTAGGGGATGGTAAACGTATCGGAGTTATCCAAGTTACTGACAACCACCTCAATGAGTTGGTAGACATGCCTGGGAATAAGTTCGACTTTAAGATTGCAGCTAAGAGACTGAAGAAGTTCATAGCTGAAGCAACCCGAGTCTTACTAGCCCAAGGTGTCGTGAAGGTGTTGGTGGCTTTTACGGGCGATTTGCTTAACTCAGATAGACGACTGGATGAACTACTAAGTCAGTCAACTAACCGAGCTAAGGCTACCGTACTGGCTGTCGATCTCTACAAGCACATGTTACTCGATATTGCTCACACATTCCAGAAGGTGGAAGTGGTGTCTGTATTAGGTAATGAAGGCCGTGCAGATCAAGAGATGGCATTCAGCGATGAGGTACTTTCTAACAACTATGACTTCACAATCGTAGCAATGTTAAAAAGATTGATGGCTGGGGTTGACAACATTAATTTTATTAGCTATAATACAGTCGAGACAATAATTCAGATAGGTGACGATGAAAAAACATGGTCAATGAATCTGCATTTATCCCACGACTTTGCAGGGCAATCCAATCAACAGAAGGCTACTCAAGCTACTGTAGGTCGAATAGCTTTGGAGAGTGGGGAGATTGTTGACTACGCTCTTTGCGGACACATCCACACTACTATGAATGGCGACTTTGTTAGTCGGGGTTCTTCATTGGTGGGGTCAAACGCTTATGCAGCTAAGAAACTAAACCTTGCTGGTAAAGCAGGACAAAACATTCTGGTCATTGGTGAGGACTTTGTTATGCCGATCTTAATAGATTTACAAACAGCAAACAACGAGGGCTACCCAATTGAAGCAGAACTAGAGGCTTACAACGCTAAATCAGTTAGTAAGACTGTAGAAAAACGAACGATACTTGAGATAGTGTCGATATAAAAAAAAAGGACAGAGATGACAAAATTAAAGAAAGCTGAATGGAAATACATTATAAGTGCAACGTGCGCACTCTTCCTAATCCCGTTACTCGTAATGTGGGCGTGGAACTATACAATGGTTGCAGTGTTTGCGGCTCCAGTACTGGGCTACTGGCACTCATTTCTAATGTTGTTCATAAGTGGACACCTGTTCAAGAACGATTTAAATCTGTACGCCCTGGCGAAAGAGATGAAGAAACTTGAAGACCTTGCTGAGTAGCAGGAAACAAACAACAAACAACGCCCAATGTCGGGCAAGACAGCTCATAGAGCAAAAGGATGACTATGTCATACAACCAACAAGCAAAAAAGAACAGTAATTCAAAAGGTTTGAAATTCCCAGTCTGTAAAGAAGTTACAGGCAAATTGACGTCCATTCAGATCAAGCGTGGCAACACCGCCCCTCACTACCATTACGCTTTGATGGAATTCCTTCCTATCTCATGGCCTCAAGAACATGATGAAGTGTTTGAGCTTTTAGTAGAGAAGAAACGCCCATTGAAGATTCTAAACTCCATGTCTCCAAAATGTATGGACATCGAATCAGCTAGTGTGGAATTAGGAAAGTCTGGTATCTCAGGTGACTTACTATCCAACTTGGTAGACGCTGGTTTTGATCTTGACTCATTGCTTCCAGCATGTGGGGATGGTCAGTACTACGTTGACGTTGACCCAGATTACAAGATTCTAAATCGTGTACTACAACGCTTGGCCAATGGCGACAAAGTGTTGAAGGTTGAATTCAATATCGCATTAGACAACTTGAAAGGCCCAGACGGTAAAACGGTTAAGGGTGCTGATGGCAAGAACGTGAAAGATGAGAACGAGCGTGTTTTCTATCACAAAAAGTTCCCTAAAGTGATTGATGAAGGACCAGTAGGTTCGGATACCCCAACCGACCAAAAGGCTCAAGAGCCTATAGTTGACACTCCTGAAGACATCCCAGCATCGGCTGAGACTGCCAAGGAAGAAGTGCCTCCAGGACCTCCAAAGGCTACAGGTGGCTTCGCAGGAATGTAGATAAATCAGCTCTCCCTTGTAACGCGGGGAGGGCTTCTCTATTTAATCAAGTTTAAATTTAAAATCAAACTGACAAGGAACTTACAATGGAAATAGATTACGAAAACTACCCGCATCTGGGTAAGACAGTGCAGCACCCTAAGTACGGGCGGGGTCGGATAATCGGAGTAGATCACTCGGAGGATGTGTGGATGCAATTTGAAGGGCTAGCTTACTGTACAGTACAGGAGTATAAGTTCTGGGAAAACTCTGAGTACCGCCATTGTGCTATTGACGATATTGACGGTATGGTAAGGGCGAAACACTACGACTACGAAAAGCATGTAACTATCGAAGAAATGCTAGTCGAAGAGGAAACACCTGCACCAATTGAAACGATTGAAGCTGCACTAGAGGAGTTCTGCCTAGAGAGCACTGTCTACGAGGGAGTATTAGCTACAGACGAAGTAACATTCGGTGAAACTGTAATGTTGGCGGACTATGACCCCCACGAACCTGGAGCCAAGTCAGATCAAGGCAAGCCTCGTATGGGCCTAATTATGGGCGGGTTTTCTCGCGCATTAACTGAAGTGGCTAGAGTTGGAACCTTCGGTGCTGACAAGTACACAGACAATGGATGGGTATCCGTAGAGAATGGGGAAGCTAGATACACGGACGCAATGTTCCGCCACTATATGTCCGAGGTTCAGGGAGAGCGACTAGATAGCGAATCTGAATTGATGCACTCAGCTCATCTTGCATGGAATGCTTTGGCTCGATTAGAACTATCCTTACGTAAGAGAGACGAGGAAGAACGCATATCTCAGGTAGCTTGCCCTGTATGTGCCCATGACTTCTGCATGTGTGGTGATATATGTTAGCCCCCCAAAGATTCATAATAGACATGTCGGTACTTTGGTATCAAGCATGGCACGCAATGAAGGAGAAGGATGTAATAAATCCTTCCGATTTGGAGCTGAAATGCTTCGCTATCAATCTGTATAAGAAATTATACTACCTGACACAACGGTTTCATGGAAGCCACACGGAGATCGTACTTGGTATTGATTCCCGTGAGTGGAGAAGTAACTTCTTCCTTGAGTCACATATCAAGACTCAGTACAGCTACTACCGAAGCAAATCAAAGCGTGAGTGGGTTGTTACTGGAGACGGCAATTGGTTCCACATTTACTTCGACGAAGAGAAAGAGATGTGGGTTAAGAAGTCCCCAAGTAAAGCCCTCAGGGAAGCACTGAACATCTCTGATCTGGAGAAGTGGGTGTTCTTTGACCTAGGTGAGACGCCTTCCTCGATGGTTGAGGCAAACCCCGACATCTTCCTATCTGTTTATGACTGCCCTGAATGGCCAGAACTGAACAAGCTGATTAAGTACAAGGGTGGTCGAGCTAGTGATTGGGAGAAGAAGTACATGACAACTAAGAAGGACTTTAAGATCCACGCTGAGAAGTTAACGTACAATTTAGCCAACACTTTCGGGCTAGCCTGTGTTAAAGCAGATTGGGCTGAGTTTGACGACATTGCTAACGTGTGGAACGCTCAAAGTCCTGCCTCGAACAATGTGATTATCACCTCAGACCATGACCTACATCAGGAAATGCTCCGTGGGACTTTCACTAAAGTATTTGACGCTAGAACCATGCAATGGGTGGAGAAGACTAAGGAATTAGAAATCCTTCACTTCCTATGTAAACTAGTCGGTGGCGATACTTCGGACAATCTTTCACCTATTACTGTAACCTTCAAGGATAAAGAGAAGCGTTTAGGTGGGGTGTCTTGGACTGTAGAAGACTGCTCGATAGTCAAGGGCGGTAAGAACACGGTTAAGTGGGTGGAGAATCTACTAGCTGCTGAAGGCGGATTAGCTGGAGCACATAAGTGGCTCATGGAAAATCAGCTTTACAATTCTTACGAGAAGAACTACATTATGATGAACCTGGCTTGTATGCCCTCCACTGTCAGGGATAGTAGCCTGAAAGCATTGGAGACAATGAAGGTGGGAACCAAGGAGTATGAAATGGAGAAGTATGGTGTTGAACCATTGGATCTAGAAGAATTAGCTGAGTTAGCTGAAGCAGCTCGACGTAATGATTTGAGACTGGGATTCTTTGAAACTATGGAGACGGAATGAAGGCACTAAGCACATTTAACGGTATGGGTTGTGCGTGGTTAGCTCTCGACAAAGTCGGTATTAAAGTAACCGAGAGGTATTCGTCAGAGATTGACAAATATGCAACAATTGTAAACGATGCAAACTACCCAGACACTATTCAGTTAGGTGACGTTAGGGGTGTCAAAGCCTCTGACTTCCCTAACGGTATCGACATTCTGCTAGGCGGGTCTCCCTGCCAAGGGTTCAGCTTTGCTGGGAAACAGTTAGCTTTTGATGACCCTAGATCTGCTTTGTTCTTTGAGTTTGTTAGACTTAAGGATGAGCTGAAACCTAAATATTTCCTACTGGAAAATGTCCGAATGAAACAAGAGTTCCAAGACATTATCAGTGAGTATTTGGGTGTGAAGCCGATTAGGATTAACTCCAATCTAGTATCGGGCCAGAATCGGGATCGGTATTACTGGACCAACATTCCAAATGCAGCCCAACCTGCGGACAAAGGGATTCTACTTGAGTCAATAGTGCAGGGAGAAGGTGTAAGAGTTGACAGAGGGAAAGCAAATGCTATAATTGCATCAATCGGCAGAACGACCCCACGCGAATATTTCTACAAACGGCAGGGACAGTGTGTATTTGTCGATAGAGATAAGAGTCACTGCCTAGACGCAAACTATTACAAAGGTGCAAACTGGCAGCAGTATGTGTCTAAGTCTAGAATGCAGCAGGTACTGGAGTTCATAGACGGGGAATATCTAGTTCGCAAACTAACCCCGATTGAATGTGAACGACTTCAGACAGTTCCAGACAACTACACGAACCATGTAAGTAACA